CATCAGGGCGACGGCGGAGCTGCGGTGGCACCGGAAGATCTGGGTCGCGGTCCACTTGCCCTCCTTGTCGATCTGAACGGAGTAGCCCGGCTGCGGGTAAAGGCGTCCGGGCTGGATGGAAACGTGTCTCGGCATCTTGGCCGGGGCACGGCGTCAACCGATGAGGACTTGAACGGTGAGGTGGAGCTGTAATTCTCGAAACATGGCGTCAGGGAGAAGCACCAAAGTAGTCGGGGCAACGGGTGAATACTTGGTTGCCGCTGAGCTGTCGCGGCGAGGACTGATCGCTACCACTTTCACTGGCAACGTGCCGGACTATGACATTGTGGCCACTGATTCGGAGTTTCGCTCCGTGTTGGTCCAGGTGAAGGCCATCACCGGCTCATCGTGGCAATTTGACATCAGACGATTCGCCGATGTCATCCTCGATGGTCAAAATCAGATCGTTGGTAGTCCTCGGAAACTGACCCGGGACATTGTCTGTGTGCTCGTTGGGCTTGGGGATTACGGCTCCGACCGTTTCTACGTTCTGAGATGGAGTGACTTGCAAGCGATGCTCGTGGCGCACCACACGGCTTATTTGGAGAAGCATGGCGGGATTCGGCCCAAGAGATTCGATTCGTTCCACATTGCTCTGAAGGAGGATAGATTTGCAGCATTTCGCGACAAATGGGTCGTCGTGGAAGAGGCGCTAACCGAATGAGGCCTGACCGCCGCCACCGAGCTTGTCGACCCGCCGGTTGAGATCGTTGAGCAGGCGGTTGGTTTCGCCGGTGAGCCGGTTGTTTTCGCGCTGGGCATCCAGCGCCCCGGACGAGTAGCCGCCACCACCGACTTTGCCGAGCGAGGTTACGATCGGTGCCAGCGATGAGGCGGCTGGTATTGCAGCCGAGGGTTCGGTGCCGCTGATCTTGCCCGCCGTGGCCGCTTGCTTGACGTCCTCTGGCCTGGGCATCGTGTCGCGGATCGATTTCGCCACCTTGCCGAAGCTGTCCCGCAGGCCGCGGGTGTCGATGAGCTCGCCGCCGGCGGATTCGCCAGCCTTGCGTGCCGCCTCCGCGACCCGTTCGCCGAGTTTGGGGGCACCTTGACCGATCAGCCCCTGCGCGCCTTCGGCGATCTCCTTGAAGTTCACGCCGAACAGTTCCGCACCCGATTCCTTGCGGTCCTTGAGGATGCTGGCGAAGTTGGTTTCGATGTCACCGGCTTCGAAGCCGAACAGGTCGCTCATGCCCGGAATCTTGAGCAGCCCTTTGAGCAGGTTGGCGATCACCCATTCCATGCCGGATTGCAGATAGACGATGGGCGTCTGGAACGCGTTGAGCAGCGCGGCACCGAAACCGGCCACCAGCCCGAGCAGCGTGGTGCCAAGGCTCTTCCACATCGCGCCGTCGGTGATGAGGTTCCAGAAGAACTCGATGGCGGTGCGGAAGCCGTTGACCAGCGCGTTCACGCCCACCGCGAACCCAAGCTTCAACGCGGAGGAAACCAGGCCGAGGATCTGCCCGCTCTTGAACGCGGCGATGACGAACATCATGGCATCCTTGACCCGCTGGCCCGCCTCGGTGGCGAGCGGCGTGAGTTGCTGGACGAGCCCGATGGCCTGCTCGACCAGCGGGCGGATGGCGTCGTTGATCGGCTGGCCAAGGGTGAGGAACACCTCGTTGATGGTGTCCCTGAGCGTCGAGAACAGGCCGCCGGTCGTCTTGCCCTGCGCTTCCATCATCCCTGCAAACTTGCCGCCCTGTGATGTCATCGAAACGAAGGCCCGCTCGATGGCCGGGAAGCCAACCTGCCCTGACTCGACCAGCTTCTTCACCTCCGAGTCCGACACGCCGAACTGCTTCGCCAGCTCGCCGATGATGGGAATGCCGCGGCCGGTGAGTTGATTGATGTCCTCGGCGAAGAGCCGTCCCTGGACCCGCGCCTTGCCGTAGAGTTCGGCGATCTCGTTGACCGGAGCTTGCACGCCTGCCGACACGTCGCCGATCCGGCGGAGGGTTTCCGGAACCGAGTCGGCGGATTCACCGAAGGCGATGAGCTTGCGGCCGGCATCCGCCAGTTCGGGGAACTCGAAGGGCGTCTTGGCCCCGAGTTCGCGGAGCTTGGCGAGGGTTTGTTCGGCCTTGGCCGCGTCGCCAATCAGCGTGGTGAACGCGACCTTGGTCTGCTCGAAGTCGGCGGCGGCGGTGACAGCTTTCATGCCGACTCCCACCGCAGCAGCTCCGCCGGCCATCGCCGCGCCGATTGAGGCCTTGAACGCGGTCCCGGCGACACTGAAGCCCTTCTGCAATGCCGCGGCACCGCCTTTGCCAAGGCCGGCCAGTCCCGCGCCCGTGAGTCTCCCCATTCTGCGGGCGGAGGCCGACACAAGTTCGGTGGCACCGGCCATCGCCCGTTTCAGGGCAGTGATGTCGGCTCCGAGGGTGACGGTCAGGGCGCTCATGCGCCGGTAGGGGAGTCAACTCCCGGCAAAGCTCCTGGCTCGTTCTGCACTACTGGAGAGATGCCCGTGTCTGATCGGAACCGCCCTGTAAGGAGCCGTATGCAGGGTGGTGTGGGACCTGGAGGGCTAATTACTCCCCGGGACCCGATTGGGCATTATTCTTTCGCAGCTCCGAGCTTTCTGACTACGAAATATCCTCCGACCGTCTTCAGTTCGGTTTCGTCAGATGGATCAAAGAGGGTCTCTGGAACATCGATGACATCACCGTCCTCTAGCTGGAAAGGAGCGCCAATCTTGCCGTCATTGGCTTCTTGAGCAGGCACGTGCTCAACTTGAATTCTGATTCGATCGGATCCCCGCTTCCTGATTATCTGAATCCGTTTGGTGTAGCTTGCCTTGGTGCATCCTGAGTCATTCAGCAATTTGACCAGCGAGCAGTCAGTATTAATTGACTTTGAGCCAGGATCTCGCACTGCGCCAATGACAGTCACTTCGATCTTGCGCGTGCCCTCGGAGAAGAAGCAAGAGCTCAGACTCCACACAGAGACCGCGACGAACAGTAGTGTCTTCATTCTTGCCCAGCAGTGGTATTATGCAGCGCGCTGCATTTGCAGTGCTTCTGCGGTGTGCTGCATATCACATGGATATTCGGCACTCGTGTCCATGGTCTTACGACTTCCGATCATGCTTAACTTTTAGCGCAGCAGGTGGAAGTGGCAAGAACGAAGTCAGATCGAACTTTTGGGCGGCTGGCGGGGTGGTTGGAACGGGTTTGGGGCCTAGCTTTGCGGTGATTTTTTGCGTCGTCCCATTCTGGAAACCGGGAGTAATGGAACAGTATGATAGGTAGGCGTGGTTCAGCGCGCCGGCATTTCCTCCTAGTCAGAAGTGGCGGAAGTCCAGCCTTTGCGCAGCTCCTCCAGTTGCGCCCGAAGTGAGGGCGTTCTGGTGTTGGTCTGGCACCAACTCGTCCGCGCCCCATTTCGCCGCAGGAGGCAGTGCTGATACTGCGCCAGCCTCGCCAGCGGCATGAACAGGATCCGCTCCTCAGGCCAGCCGGTTTCGGCGGCGACGGCGAAGACTTGGGCGGCTACGAAGCCGGGTTCGTCGCAGGCTGGGGCTTTTTTCCTCCGATCCCTGACACGGGATCGACCTGGGCCGCCTCCAGTTCCCGGCTTTGCGCTTCCAAGCGCTGGAAGGCGGTCTGGAAATCCTCCGGGGTCAGCCCGCCGCAGAAGATCAGGGCGGCTTCCCGGAATCCTTGGTCGTTGAACGAGGCCCGGACCACTTCGGGCCACGGGGCGCAGTGGGTGTAGACGAAGCCCATGATCGAAGACGTGAACTCCGGTGTGCCGTCCTTGGGCATTTCTCCCTTCACCAGCGGGTTGCCGGTGCGGAGCAGCACGTCGTAGCTGGCCAGCGAAAGCGGGCGCATCGCGTGGCCGGCGACGATGGTTTCCACGTCGTGGAAGGCGGCGGAAAGGAGCTTCTGGCGGTCGGTGTCGTCCATGGGATCAGAGGTGGCGGAGGAACAGGTCTTCGGTGGCGGCTGACGCATCCAGCGGGATGAAGGCGATCTTGCCCCGGCGCTTCACGCAGGCCAGCGGCACGTCCCGCTTCACCTTGTCAACCAGCCGCTCGCGGTTGAGCAGGGCGCACTTGATGTAGGCGAAGGGGTGCTCGGGATGGGCGAGGTGCCAGGCGTCGTCATGCCAAGCGGCGATCAGTTCCTTGGTCTGGAACTTGCCGCACGGACTCTGCGGGTCGAAGAACCAGACGGTGCGCTCGCCGCGGATGCCATCGCCGACGACGCGGACGAACGGCTTTTCGGCCAGCTCGATGCCCACGGCCGTCAGGGCGGCTGCGAGGCAGGTGTTGCTGGTGGCGGTTGAGGACAGATGGGATACGGCGTTCATCTCTTGGTCTGGATGTCAGGGAGTGGTTCAGGCACCGCCGCTGGCGACGAACGGGTAGTGGGTGGCGGTCAGGTCGATCTTCTCGAAGTCCTCGTTGTTGAGGCTGCGGCTGACCTGCATGAGGATCGTAGTGCCACCGCTGGCCTGTTGGAGGTGGCCCGGGATCGCGTTGGCCAGCGCGATGGCGGCCCCGATCTTGCCGCTGAACGACGAGGTCTTGGCCACGAGGCCCGAGAGCTTGATCTCGACCTTCTCCTGGTAGAGCGACAGGCCGATGATTTCGCCGGCTTTGTCCAAGACGGTCTTCTCCTGGTTGGAGAAGTCGAAGGACAGGTCGGTGATGAGGATTCCCGGCTGATCGTTCGGGATGCCCCAGTTGCCGGTGGTGCCAAGGAAAGTCGCGGCCATTTGACCGCGTGTGGCGTGTCAACCGCATCAGACGGCGGAGACGACCGCCTCGAAGCTCAACACGCTTTCCCGGCCGCGCGACTCGTCCGGCGTGGTGCTGCCTTCCCGCTCGATGAGGTCGTGAAGGACGAAGGTTTCCGAATCGAGGTCGGCTTGAATCGC